TCACCATCGGCGTTGGTACCGAGGATGGTGTTGAAGAAGGTAGCAGTGCCAGAAGCATCGCCACCCTTGAGGAACGAGTTGATACCTGCGATGTTGGTGAACTTCGCAGCGCTAGAGGCACCGTAGTGACTGTTAGCGTGAACGATGACATCGGTGTCGACGACAGTAGAGAACGCATCGACGTTGGAGACAAGACGCACGGTGTTGGTGATTTCGTCAACGAAATCCACAACTGCTACTTGTCGAACGCCAGATCCGTCTTCGTTACGACGGGCTTGGCCGATGGCGGAGCCCGACGAGTCTTCGTAGATGTCAACTTGCATACCGACCATGAAGCGGTCGACAGCCTTGTTGCCTGGAGTAAACTCAAGGTAGTAAGGGCCAGATCCTGAAGCACTCTTAGAGGTAACCGACGAGAGGACGTAACCGTCGTTCTGCGAGGTGTACCAAGAGTTACACAGAGTCTGAGCAATGTTGCGGGAGAAGCCTTCGAGCTTCGGAGCAACGATCTGACCAATGAACGCAGGGGATGCTTCAGCTTGGAGTTCACCGAGCGTGAAGGCAATGTTGGCGACCATGGTTCGCATCGGAAGACCGAAGCGGTATGGTTGCTGGTTCATGCCGTCCAACGGATCGGGGAAGCTCTGGGTCACTTGTTGCTGGAACAAGCGGTCGCCGAAGCCCTCGTCGGTGGAGTCACCGAACAAAGCGAAGTCGTTACGGCTACGACCTTGTTCGAAGATACCGGTCAGACCGCCCATAAAGACCTTGAGGATCTTGTATTCGCGGCCAAGGGCGTCCACGGGACCGACGCCCATCGAGCTGGTAACCATGTTCTCCCAGATGGGGTCCACCCCTGGGAGCATGATGTCGATGTTTTTGTTGATCACATCTTCAATGCGCTTTTCGTGCGTATTGAAAAGAGATCCTGAGGTAATCAAAGCAGGCATTTTCGCCTATCTCCTTTACAGCTTGGTGTTTCCGCCAGCCGAAGTATCCGCCGCAATGTCCAACAGAGTGTCTTCAGCAAACTTACGAGCCTTGTCGTAAACAGAGCCTGCTGAGTCTCTCCCTGGTTGGAATGACGGAACCTCGATTGGTTTCTTTTGATAGAACTGGGTTTGTCCAGAAGCTGTTTCCGGAGCCCGACCAAGTTTGTTCGGGTCTCCGATTACCGTCCGGTAGCGTTTGGCAACAGTCTCTGCTGCCGATTCAGACGCCTGACGAATGGCGTCATCAGTAACGGAACCCCCGGCAGCGCGAATTTTACGGAGGTGACTGACCATCTCTCGGTGAATGTCCTCACCGATGACGTTCATGCGCTCATCGTGTCCTTCGTCGCCGTGGATTCTTTTGAAAGACGAGGAGATCTTGTCGATCTCTCCGCCCGTTTGAACTTGGTTCACAGCATCGTTGAGTTTGTTCTGGAGCTGCTCGAGTCGCATAGCGCGCTCACGCTCCTCAACCTGCGCCATACGACGCTCAACGTCCTCGACGCGAGGATCGTTTTGGGGTTGAACATTCTGCTCTGGAGTTCCGTCGTAGGGAACAACTCCTTCGTTTGGCTGTGCTTGTTTCATGTTGTTGATCTGCTCGTTGATTTGGTGGTCGTCGAAGCCCTCATACGCCATAACAAAACGCATGTCGCTTTCTTTCTCTGCGGTCAGCTCTGCGTTTGGGGACTTCATCAAGTTGCCCGCTGCTCGGCGATATTCACGGAGAAGCTCAAGTTCTTTAGCTTGGTGCTCAAATTCTTCCGCGCTAGGGCCCTGAGGCGCAGCCTCTTCCTTGGGCGCCTCGGCTTGGGGCGCTTCAGTTTGAGGTGCTTCTTGGGGCGTTGGTTCAGGGGTCGCCTCAGTGGGGGTAGTAATTTCTTCGCTCATTATCTAGCTCCTGCTCTTTGCGGCGCTGCCGGTTGCGGCATTGGACGCCCTTGTTGCTGCATGCGTTGCATGGCCGCTTCTTCAGGCAGCGGCACGCCTTCTGGTAGCACGTTTCCCAGCCCTTGCTGGAGGAACTGCTTGAACTTCATAAACTCGTCTTGCACTTCTGGCGATGCCATCGCCATCGCAGGACCAGCCATAAAAGAGTTTAGGACCCGCAACTGCAAAGGAGGCAGTGCTGTGTGAGGGGTCAAAACAATTTCTCCTGGACTTTCTCCGTTTCCAAACAGCACAAGGCAGTTCTTGACGACTGATTCGTACGCTGCCCGCTCCTCTTCCATATAGATAGCGAAGTCGAGACCCTCTTGGAGAGACAGCAAGATCAGCCTCATGGGGTCTCCAAGTCCCGGAGCGGAAAAGAGTTGCAGTGCTTCTTGCTTTCTGGCCACTTCGGAACGTGGGCTGGTCTCACGGATAGTCACGCCCACGTTAGTAATGACCGGCAGAGGGTTGCGGTCAAACGAGACAGTGGAGTTGTTGGGGTCAATAATCGCGCCTGCAAGGTCCAGAGTGAGGTTATTGATCGGGATAGCCCGCCTACTCATGGTCAAGATTCGTGCGGCTTGAGCCAACGTACTGCGGTGCGCCTGAGAGAAAGCCTTCTCTACAGACTTCAGGGGGGTGACCATCAGCTGGCGGTTCTTCTCATCAAGGAAGCCGAGGCCCGCAGCACTGTCGACTCGACCCTTAGATGCGACGAGGTCGCGGAAGGGATTGATAGAGTCCATCAACTGCTTGGCGTAAGCAGCGGTCTTGCCGGGCAGATCGCCGGAGTTCATCGGCGAGATGTTGAATGGGCGGAAGCCAGGGTCAATAGCGTCTGGCTCGTAGGGGAGAACACGGAGTCCGCGCCCCACATCTCGTAGTGCAGCACGCTCGTTGAACTGTCCTTGGGGCAGAACAAGAATCCCGTACTGGTCGATATCGCGGATGTTATTGAAGAGAGCCTTGAGCAGCTTCTCCATCTCGCGGCTGATCGAGAACAACAGATCAAAGAGACCAGCACCGTAGAAAGAACCCGTCTCCATAAAGCGGGCGAAACCGATGGGGCAGTAAACTTCAACGTCGTTGAAATCCTCATCCTGCAGAACGTAGTCACCAGACGTCACAACGTAACGGGTAACAGTGTTCCGGTGGCCCAATAGCCACAGCTCACGGATACGCACGAGCTCATACTGGGTCTTAGTGGGATCACCCCCATGACCAAGATAACCCGCGCCTCCGCTGTATCGAAGACCGCCAGTAGTGTTACTAAGGCGATCAGCAAAGTCGGTGTCGTCTTGAGGAACCGCACCGGCTTCTGTTGAGAAGTAGAACATCTTCTCTTTGTTTGTCTTGATCTTCCGCCCAAACTTCTCGACAAGGTAGTCCATGGGCACAATGCGCTCACGAATCAGGCCACGCTGCTTGGTGTGATCCATGCCCAGAGACGGGAAGGGGTAGAGTTCACGAGGGTGGATAACTTCGAGATCGGCGGTCAGGCCCACAGTCGGGTGGTCTACAACGTGACCCGCGATACCGCATGAACCGCAGCACGTAAGGATGTGTGCAAAGTCAGTAAGTGCTTCGTCTGCACGGTCACGGCTGATGGTGGCATCTGCAATGACCTGAGCGATAGAGCGATCTCGGACTTGTTGCAAGGATCCGCCAGTTCGGAGGATCTTGGGTCGTGCGTCCATAGAGGACAAAACACCCGCAACGCGATCAATAGCGGACAGAAGTTCCTGGCTCTGGAACTCCATGTTGCCGTCCTCGTCGAGGTGGTGGGGCTGGAGAAGGCCGGTGTCGGGATCAAAGATATCGAAGCGACGAGCACCGTTGAGGTAGTACCACGCCAAGGACCACATCGTGTAGCGGTAGGAGTTGTTAGCCTCCTCGCGCTCAACGTGCCTGTCGATGATCTGGCAAAGAGCGGCCTTATCCTTGGTTAGTGTGTAGGTATCCTCAGGCATCGTCCTTATCCGTTCTTGCTGCTGCACCACGGGCAACAAAGCCCTCAGGCACGTAAGTACGTACAGCTTCTACGCTAGGTAAATTCAGATCCTCTGAGGGTCTATAAGAGGCAGGACTTTGTAGTTCCGACTTCTCCTGTGTGGGCTGACCCACCACATGGGCGCCCTTGACGGAGTAGTAGATCTGCATCACCTTCTCGAAGAAGGCAAGGGGGACTACGACGTGGCTGGGGTGTACCTGCAGCTCAGACTTTGCTTCTTCCATCGGGCTCCTGCTTTCTTTGTAGTAACTGCCCTATATCTTCCATGGTGAGGTTTTGGAGAGGAAGGCCGAACAGAATGGGATTTCCATTCTCGTCATGGGTTTCCCCATTCCGTAGAAGCTCCATAGCACTAGAGCTCTCCTCAGCTTCTTGCACAGCTTTGCCGGGTTTGCCCCGAATGATGTACATCGACATCGAGACAGTATCAAGTTCGTCGTCGTGCTGCAGACCCCCGTCTCGGGCTTCTGGGTTGAACTGCTCAATCTGGTCGATCAGCGCACGCCACGGCTTTCTCTGCTTGTCGCGGAGAGGCAGCTTGATCTTGGCGTAGTCAAAGCGCCGCAGGAGTGCGGCAATCTTTGCCGACTTGGAGGTCATGCCGGGGTTGAACTTCTTGATGCGAGGAAGGTGGTCTACATTGGCCATGTCCGACGCTTTGGTGCTGACGATGGAGTAAAGGGTGTCGTAGACACTAATACCTTCTTTGATGCCTTCAACGTGTACGCTGGGACAGCGCCACTTGTCGGCCATCTGCAGCACGGCGTCGATCAGTTTCTGCTGCTGACACTGCTTTGACCACATGTCAAAGACAAACAACTCAGTCTCTTTGTTGACCCCCATCAAGGTACAGACCTTGGAGTCCGAGTCTTTTGTTGATGTATAAGAGGTATCGACTGCCATAAACAAACGACACGTTGCCAACAGAGACCCAATGGTCTGCTTACGCAACTCGTCATTTGTGTACCAACACACTATGGTGTTGGAGTTATGTGGATCGACTTCGAGCTGCTCATCAGGCTCCTCAAACCAATATCCGTGCTTCTCCTCTTCTAGGTTCGGGAAGAAGACTTCGTCACCCCGCCCAGGCTGAGCCATGTATTCAGAGAGGTAGTTGGTAACCCCAATGGTTTGCTTGATCTCTTCGAGTGACACGCACTTTTTGAAACGCTCATCTTCGATTGCCAGCTGGTCGCGTTCTGCGATTGTTGCTGGCCACATGTCTGGCCAACAGCTTTTGGTGAGTCCTTTGTCATCTTGATACTCCGAGCGGATAATGATGCGATCCCACTTGTTGAATCGAGGGTCACGTGCCTTGCCGCCTTCTACGTCCATTGCGTGGAATGCGTAGTGACGACGAGACACAAACGTAGCAAGCCAGCGGGCACCGCAGCCCGCACGCATCACCATGGGAAGCACGACCTTGAAGAGCAGCTGATCCATGTACTCACGAATGAGTGACATAGAGGTAGAGGCCTTCGGGTCATACTCTGGGTCGTCCAATACGTAAAGGCGCGGACGACCACCACGTTGCTTTGACTCCGCAGAGATA